AGTTCTTGTGGCAACCCTGCTGCCCTACCGCCTAAACCAAACATACTCTCAGCAAGTCCCATCTGTTGCAGTTGTTCTGCTTGTGCTTGTCCTAGCGCACCTAGAGATGCTCTAGCCTTAGCTTCTTCCTGTGCTTGTGCTAAAGCAAACTGCTCAGGAGAACCACCAAACTGTGCTGTACGTAGACCTGTACGTCCCTGTGAAGCTAGGCGTTCTTCCAATGCAAGCTGGGCACGTTGCTCTTCAGGGCGTTGAGTAGCTCTAATGCGCTCATAGACATCAGATTCTCTCTGTGCCATAGGAGCCATAGCACCCGTTAGGAAGCCGCCTACGCCTCCTAGAGCCTGTCTCTGGATACCTGATACATCTGGTATACCTGCACCAAAGCCTCCTGTAGCGGGGGCTGTAGGAGCTTGTGCGCCTAAAGCTCTTGCAGCCATTGCTTGTTCTGGTGACTCAAAAGTACTAAAGTATGTCTCTGCTGGGAGTGGCACAGGCCCACCAGTTACATATCCGGGGTCTCCGGGCTGTCGGGCGTAATCAACACCCATGCCACCAAATCCTCCAAGTAAGCCACTTGTAATACCTTGTAGCTTCTCTTGTTGTGCAGCCATAGCAGGAGACAATGTAGTAGCAAACCCACCTTCAGGTGTAGTGCTTACGCCACCAAAGCCAGTAGAGACAGTGAAGGGTTTGAAGGCCGCTGCTTCTGCACCAGTTCTCCCAATCTCAGCCATGCCTGCAGATGCTTGTTTAGCTACATCACGTAAGGAGTTAAGCTCATCAATGCTAAGTCCTGCACCTATTAGTGAGCCACCAGCACCGCCTAAGAATTTACCTAATGAACCGCCAAGGTTGTTAAGGCTACCAAGGAATCCTCCAATACCTCCTGTGCCTGCTCCAGAACCAGCAACAGCATTCATATAATTTGCTGCTGTAGGTGCAAGAGTAGTTCCCGGCTTTCCCATAAAAGCATTCATGTAATTTTCTGCTGTAGGCTCTAATTCTGTTGCCATCTCTTTATTCTCTCTATGTTAATACTGTTGTTATCACGGAGGCTGCACCTGTCACCACAACAGTAACAACAAGCCAAGCCAGACGCTCCCACTTACGAGCATGAGAAGATGCTAGCTCTTTAAGCTGCCTTAGCTCTGCTGTAGCTTCACCCCATCGCTCACCACATTCTTTCTCATGTTGAGCTATTTTCTCTAGTGCTTCTAAAGCCAAGTCAATTGTTTGCGTCTGGTCTTGCTTCATTACCAAGGTGTACCCGTTGCTGTTACAGGTGCTTTCTGCTCTGCAATGTTAGCTGTAAGTGATGCTTCAATTGCATCCTTGTCTAATTGTTCTTGAACCCAGCCCAATACTGTAGATTCAGTAAGGTCTGCATAAGCCACAAAGCCTTCAGCAGATGCGTCAGGTGTAAAGCCTACAGTGCCATAGGAAGATGCAGAGTAATCTCCGTCTACTTCAGATACTCTCCAGTGTGCAACAGTTACACCACCGTCTGATGTGTTGCGTTCAAGTGTTGATATAGTCCATGTAGCCATTAGTTGTTCTCCAGTTGTTCAATTCTTGCTTCTAGTTCTTGTATTGTTGCTACCAGTAGCGGCACAAGTTTGCTTTGGTCAATGCCTTGGTAGTCTGGGTTACCGTCTGCATCTACTGCGTCTTTAGCACCTGTAATTGCCTCCGGCACGATGTCTTGAACTTCATGTGCTAGGAAGCCATCTACCGTGGTATCTGCGTCAGCAATAAAGTTAAACCGCGAAGGCTTGAGTTGCTTGAGGCGGTCTGTAGCACCTGACATCGCAATTACGTTTTCTTTAAGGCGGTAGTCTGAAGAGGTGACGTAATTGGTAGCTAAACCGCTTATTGATATTTTTCCTACTTTTCCGTTTGGATTGAGAAAAGCAATCATTTCCATCAATGATGTAGTTGTAGTTGAAGTTTCGACATAGGAACGGTTATTGGTCTGTTCACTTATCGACAAATGACCTACTGCCGCTGACGATCTTCCAGAAATCCCGTGGAAACTGATCGTGCCTGATGAGTCAATACGCATGCGTTCATTTGCGCCGTCAGTATAGAACCGCATTGCCTGCCCAGTAGCAGCAAGTATGTCAAGCTCTGAACCGCTGTTGAAGATGTAATCGTGATCCGAGCCTGCTGACAGAGACAAGATGGCGCTTCCACTACCTCCAATCTCTACGTTGCCTCTATTATCAGAATTGAAATTAGGACTACTTTTTCCAACCAGCAATTCTCCTGCGCTCGTTACGCGGAGGCGTTCTGTGGCTGCTGTACCAAAAACTAATGGACTTGAGCCAGTTGTGTACATCTCAAATGCGTTGCTGTTAGCAGTGTCATTGACAATCTGCGTAGAGAAGGCAGAGCCTGAAATACCAACGTGAGAAGCGCCTGTCCATCGCATTCCAGCAATAGGCTGAGTCGTAGCAGATGTTCCCATGCCAATTGAGGAACCTGCTGTATTATTGTTAGCGCCTGACCCCGAGGTGGTTACGCTTGCCTCAATTATTGCATTTGGTGAGGTAACACCAATACCAACATTTTCACTGCTATCAATCGTGATCGCCGTGGCGTTCCCGTTATCTACAATGCTTGTACTCAGGAGTCCTCTGGATACTTGTGTTAAAGCCATTAGTTATTCTCCAGTTGTGTCACGCGAGCGCGTAGTGATTGAATTTCTTTAACAAGCATTGGGACTAGCTTGCTGTAGTCCACGCCCATCATTTCGTCTGAGTCAGGGTCTCCACCTACAGCTTCTGGTGCAACAGTCTGTAATTCCTGTGCAATCATGCCGTAGTCTTGATGAGTGCCGTTAACCTTCCAATCAAACTTGCGTACTTTTATAGCGTCTATCTTGCTACCTGCATCATCAGCGTCTGCAATATTTTCCTTGAGGCGGCGGTCTGACCCTGACTGATAGCTAGTTCCTGTAGTTGCGGCGCTAATGTAGCCAACCTTCGTTCCATCACGATAAAACTGCATTATATCGCCGTCGCTGCTGTTGCGCCGTATGGTCAATCCGGGCGATCCATCAGCTATAATGTAACTGTCGTTGTTTGGCCTAAGCACAAGTCCCGTAGCTGACCCAAAAGATGCGCTAGTGCGCCCCACCAGCACGATGCCTGATGAGTCTATACGCATGGCTTCGGCATTATTTGTGCCAAACCGCACCACACCGCTGTCAACATTCCACAATAAGCTGTCGTTACCGGAACGCGCCAGATACATTCTGTCGCTTCCAGACGAACCACCAAGGTACATCTGTGCGTCACCACCGGAATTATTTAGAATAAGCGCACCTGCTGAGTCAATACGCATGCGTTCTGTAGTAGCGCCACCAGCAGGCTGAGTTTCAAAGGTTAAAGCGGAGCTATTGGTTGCACCATCTTGTATAGCAGTAATGTTTGCAAGATTACTGTCAACATCTGTGTTACCAAAACGTATTACACCTAAATTGCCTGATGTAGCTCCGCTTGTGCGTGTAATAGCAACAACAGCACCACTGCCATCATTAATCTGTAGCTTTCCGACTGTTGGGCTGCTAGTGCCAACACCCACGTTGCCTGATGAGTCAATACGCATGCGTTCTGTGAATGAAGAACCTGTGGTAAATACCAGACCATCAGAAGTTCCTACATTGATTGCACCCCTAACTGCTGATGCGTCTTTCAACTGCAAATAAGCGCCACCAGACTTTGTGAAGATAGCATTACCGCTACTGTCAATTTGGAGACGCTCAGTACCAGCAGTATCAAAGCGTATCTTGTCTTCATCACTGGACTCTTCTACTTGTACTTTGGTATCACCATCAGCATCCTGTAGAATAGAAGCAGTATTGATTGTAGTAGTGTTAAGTGTAATAGCTTCTACAGCAGAACCAGTAGGAGGTGCAGTAGAGAATGTTAAAGTAGTACCAGAGACACTATAGGTGCTTTTGTGTTGAGTTACGCCGTCAATAGTTACAAAGGTAGCATTCTCATTAACAGGAGCATTAGTAAGAGCAAGTGTGGTATCAGAACCGTCACCTGTCATTGTGTCAATACTAGGTGCTACTCCACCACCACCGCCAGCAATAGCTCCCCAAGCATCTGTGTAGCCTTCAAATCCACCTGTAGTGCTATTGTATCTAAAGTATCCAGCAGCAGGACTTCCGGGTCTTTGTGCAGTAGTACCTACAGGTACGTGCATAGCGTCTGTGGCTGAACCAACGTCTAAGGATACATCAGGTGATGCGTTAAGAATACCTACACGATTGTTACTAGAGTCTACCTTCAGTGTGTTAGTGTCTACTGTAACGTCACCAGAGACTGTTAAGCTGCTAAGTGTGCCTACACTTGTAATGTTAGTCTGTGCAGCAGTGCCTAGAGTACCTGTAATAGCACCAGAGGCTCCTAGAGTAGTAAAGTTACCAGCAGCAGCGGATGAGCCGCCAATAACAGTACCGTCTATAGCTCCACCATTGATGTCAGCAGTAGGTATGGTAGTAGTTCCTGTGAATGTAGCTCCATCTACAGGTGCTTTTTGACTAAATTGCTGTTGGATATTAGAAGTTACACCGTCAACGTAGTTTAGTTCTGCTGTAGTGGCTGTAACACCATCTAAGAGATTTAGTTCAGCAGTAGTGCTTGTCACACCGTCTAAAATATTAAGTTCTGCTGTTGTGCTTGTGACACCATCTAGGATATTTAGTTCAGCAGTAGTACTAGTGACACCATCTAGAATATTAAGTTCAGCAGCAGTAGAAGTAACGCCATCTAAAATGTTAAGTTCTGCTGCGGTAGACGTTACGCCATCAAGAATGTTTAACTCAGCAGTAGTGCTGGTGATACCGTCCAGTACATTTAGCTCTGCTGTAGTTACTGTAGCACCGTCCAGAATCTCCAGTTCTGCTTCAGTGATTGTAGCAGAGCCAATAGTAAACGAAGTACCAATGGTAGGTGTGTTAAGAGTAGGTGACGTAAGCGTCTTATTGGTTAGCGTCTGCGTACCTGTAAGGGTAGTTACAGTGCTGTCAATAGCTAGAGTAACTCCAGTACCTGAAGCAGTAGAGTCAATACCTGTGCCACCTAAGATACCTAGAGACTCAGAGTCCAAGTCAATGTCAATGCTTGCAGAACCATCAGTTACATCAAGATCCTGTGCAGTTACCTGTGAGTCTACGTAGGCTTTGATTGACTGTTGTGTAGCTAGTTTGGTTGCACTGTTGGAAGACATATCGTCTTCATCTTTAATACCAGTTACAGTAGCTCCGTCACCAGCAATATTAATGCTAGTGTTAGCTACAATGGTTGTACCTGTAATAGCAGCAGCCGTAGATGCACCTACAGTAGTCCCGTCTATAGCACCACCGTTTAGATCTACAGTGGGTATAGTCACAGTACCTGTAAACGTAGGGCCAGCTATGTCTGCTTTAGTTGCTGATGCAGTAGCAATGTTATTGAACTCTGTGTCAATCTCAGCGCCTTTAACAATCTTAGCAGCGTTACCTGAAGGTAGTGAGTCCTTTGCTGCAAAGTTTGTAGTCTTAGTATAATTACTCATTAAATTGTTCTACCTATGAATGCTTCAATGTTTACATCTTGTATTGAAAATGACTTGTCATTAATCGTGGCATCTAGACCAATAGTGACTACTCTACCAGATCCAGTAGCTTTAGTCGTTGCTTTGTTTACAATGATAGATGCGTTGTACTGCGAGGTTGCTACGTTGTACTCAGAGATACCGTACTCTGCAATAGACGCATCGTCTACTGTTAACAGTTGCTTGGTGTATCCTTCAGTATAATCGTAACCCCAGTTTAACAATAGGTCTGTGCCTTGACCACCTACAATAGTAAATGTTATTTCTTTTAGAATCTTTAGTTTACTAGCGTCACCAAATGACAAAGCATTAGTGTAATACTTCATTGTGTAAGTAGAAGTATCGTCTAGGAAACCAGAGTATTCATTGATACCTTTAGAGTTACCAAAGTAAACTTCATTGTTGTCTGTAGTTGTAGCACACAAGATACCAGTAAACGGCCATGTAGTTACCCTACTAGCTCCATTCTCTAACTTACCACGCATGTCAAAGCAGAACACAAGGTTGTTAACTTCAGGTAAGATCAGCAGATAAAAAGCATTCTCTTCGCTATAGACTGCTTTAATGTTACCTGTCTCTACTGCCGCTGCCTGTACTAAGTCATCACGTACATTTACAGATACGTCACCAATAGGGTTAGACTTCTCTTGTATAACTCTGCCCAAACTACGGACACCAGAGTCAGACAAGAATATAAGGTCTGATCCTGTGGACTGTACGCTGTCTCTAGCAATACAGCCAATGTTAGTAATGACATCAGCTAGTACCATACTAGAAGGCGACCCAGCACCAGAGTACAGTATAATACTACGCTTACCAAAGATAACTAAGAAGTCGTTAAACTCTGATAACGCTACAATCTCATCATGACCTGTAGGCCATACAGTTGTAATGTCTAAAGAACCTGAAGAACCTCCTGTCCACGCATGACCAGATAGTAAGTCAGACCAGTAAATAGTATGCTTGTTACCGACAACATCAGCAACCCATACACGACCAAAGGCTGCTAGAGCTTCATTGGCTTGCGGTGGTGTACCTGTAGCATGGCTGTGGTCACTAAACTTTTCTAATACTCCACTACCAGACTCATCAGTGTAAATAAGTGGCTCTTGCCCGCGCTGCCAAAAGTAAGCATGGTTATTAAAGTTTATGATTTTCCAATTGTTAGCACTGACTGTATAGCTACCGGGAGTAACATCAGTAAGTGTAGTAGTGCCTGTAAAGATCTTGTTGTTACCAGTAGAGAATACTGTCTTATCACCGCTATGGTCTACAAACTCAAAGATAGACTCAATGCCATCACTAGATCCTAAAGGCGTAGCACTAGTCGTTAGTTTCTTCAGACCCTTACGCGCGCCAATACGACCAAACTTGTCTATCACCATGTTCTCAGCAATAGCAGCAAAGGTAGCGTCTTGAGCTACAGGAGAGTCCTGTGTGTTAAGACCCTTGAACCCCGGAGCAGCAATGTATATGTGTTCTCTGTTCTGAGCCATTAGGGAGTAGTCCAGATAAACTCTTCAGGATTCTTATAGGCATCTAAAGCAATAGCATCAGATAGATGCTTGTCTGCAATCAAGAAGTAATCCTGTGCTGTAGTTCCCCCAGTTTCACCACGCTCTCTAGCCAACAAAGCTACAGCGTTGTGTACTATAGCGTTCTTAGGTAAGACTGTAGTATCTGTATCTAAAGACAGTTCATCTTCTCTAGCAATTAAGTCAAAGCGTAAGTTAAAGACACCTGATGGTTTAGGGTATACTTTTACTTTAGTATCACTGTTACCATCAATACCACTAAAGGTATATGAGTCAGGACTACCAGTTACTTCACCAGAGATGTAATAAGCATTGTTAAACCAGTTAGGTGACTCATAACGCATAAAGAAGTTTGATGTGTCGTTAATGACACTATATATTCTAACACGTTCTCCAGCGTTTGTCAAGCTATATTCTGTAGTATCTGCTACAGTAGGTACTACAATAGTTGTACGTAGTGTAGACCACTGGTGTGAGTCTTCTACAATCTGCTTTGCATCATTAACAAAGTCACCTACCATCTTGCTGTAGGTGTTCTGTGTAATGGTGGATACTTCTTCTTCTCGTAGCCTACGTAGTACCTCGTTGACTATGTTCAAATAACTGGTACTCATACTATATTCCTAAACATTCCTTGAGGTGCTGTGTATTGCGCTAGTGGTACTGTACGTGCTATTAATTCAGGAGTTTGATACTTCTTTTCAAATAGGAAATCTTCAAACAAACTTTCTGTAATTTCTCCAGCAGGTTTCTT